GTTGGCGGGATGATCGTGCCTGGGTCGCGTTGGGACCTCGGACATCCTGACGGAGAGTCACGCGGAGGGCCGGAGCACAGGCGTTGCAATCGGGCGACCGCTTCACGGCGTCGTCCTCATCGCAGGGTGTCGGTGCTGATTTGATCGAGCCTCGCCTCGCCTGGATTCCGCCGTCGACTCGTTCTCTCGGCCAGGAGTGCATCGACTTCTGGGCGGCGGCCGGCGGACGGCTGCTCGAGTGGCAGCAGTTCGCGGTCAAGGCGATTCTCGGTCTCGACGATGAGGAACGGTGGACGTCGACGAATGATGGGATCTGTGTTGCACGCCAGAACGGCAAAGGTGTCGTCTTGCAGGCGATCGAGGTGTACGTCGCGTTCGAGCTCGGTACGCGTGCCGGCTACGACCTGATCATCCACACGGCTCACGAGTTCGGCACCTGCCAGGACCACCAGAAGCGGCTGGACGGGTTCATTCAGGAGTGCCCACATTTGCACGCACAGGTGAAGGAAAGCGGGGGTTACAAGCATGCGAATGGGCAGGAGTCGATCAATCTGAAGGACGGGACGAGCATCATCTTCAAGGCCCGGACGAAGGGCGGTGGGCGGGGGTATTCGGCTGACCTGCTGGTCTGGGATGAGGCGATGGTGATCTCCGATGAGGTGGTGGCTGCGCAGCGACCGATGTTGCGCGCCTCGACCGCTAGGCATGGGGCGAAGGTGATCTATGCGGGGTCGGCTGTCGATCAGGAGGCGCACGAGTACGGCGTGAACTTCGCACGGATCCGCGCGCTCGGGTTGGAGCGTGCGCCGAAGACGTGCTACCTGGAATGGTCAGCGCCGTTCGATCATCCCTCTGAGATGACCGAGGACCTTCTTCAGGACGTGAAGCTGTTCCGGCCGGGCAATCCGAGCATGGACGAAGGTCTGATCTCGGAAGAGATCATGGTCGATGAAGTTCGGCAGATGCCTGGTCGCAAGGCGGCGACCGAACTGTTCGATGTCGGAGACTGGCCGCGCACCGATGGGGTGGAAGAGGGCGTGTTTTCAATTGACGCATGGGATCGGCTTGAGCGTCCTGATTCGGTGTTGCAGCCGCCGTATGAGCTTGCGTATGACGTGTCACCGGAGCGACGTTCATCGATCGCCTTGTCTGGGCGTAACCAGGACGATGAGTGGCATGTGGAGATTCAGGAGTCGCGGCAGGGGACGCAGTGGGTGCCGGAGCGGATCGCGGAGATGTTCGCGACGGGTGACGTGACGGTGGTGGTCTGCGATGCGGTTGGGCCGGCGGCGTCGCTCATTCTGGCGCTTGACGAGCTCGGCGTGAAGGTGGAACTGGTGAACTCGCAGGAACATGGACAAGCATGCGGCCGCCTGGTCGACATGGTCGCTGATGGGACGCTCTCACACCTCGGATCGGGAGAGTTGCGTGACGCGGTCAGGGGTGCGCGTACCCGGCAGCTTGGGGATGCGTTTGCCTGGTCGCGGAAGCACTCGAGCGTGGACATCTCGCCGCTAGTCGCTGCGACCTTGGCGCTTGGCGCTTCGGCTGGTGTGACGGGCGGGGTCCCGGTGATCTACTGATGGTTGTCGCAAGCATCCCGACGTGGGGTCTGATCGTGATCGTCGTCGTGGCAGTTCTTGTCGGCGCCGTCCTTGTGAGACGGATCTGATGGATCTGCTAGACCGAAGCTCGATTGACGCCTCCGTAAGGGGGCGTCTTTCGTTGGGAGCCATGTCCTGATGCGCTGGTTCGCGAAGAAGCGTGCCGTGCGCCTGCACTTCGTCGGTGACTCGCCATCAATCGACGGAGTCTTTCTCGGTACAGAGGCAGGCCACTATGTGCTGGCGAAAGCCGAACTGATCCGCGAGGACGGCAATGTCGCGCTCGACGGTGAGACATGGATTCCGAGCGAGCGCGTGCTCTTCATGCAGGTGACGCGGTGATCGTTCGCGGCGCCCAGGGTCTCGATGTTCTGCTGAAGCGGGACGTTCAGCCGCTCGAGGGCACCAACATGTCCCTCTGGGATTCGATCATCCCGAACTTCTGGACGGAGAACGGACTGAACGCGGCCGGCCAGATGTTCTTCCCAGGCAACGGCCTCCTTGCTGAACGCACCTGGATCACGAACAGGTGTATCCAGATGAACGCGCAGCAGATCGCGTCGATGCCACTCAGGTTCGAGGCGCCGAATGTGACGGACGCGACAGAGCCGATGTGGGTCTGCAACCCGGACCCGCTGTTCTACCCGAACGGGATTTCGGACGCGATCTTCGCGCTCGTCGCCGATATGTACGGCTGGGGGTACGGGCTCGCCTACGTCACGCAGCGGTACGCCAACGGGTTCCCGCGCAACTGGACGACGATCCCAGCTCGGATCTGTGAGCCGCTGTGGCGTGACGGCGTCCGCGAATACAAGATCCTCGGTGGCGACACCCTCGACCCGGCCGATGTGATCCAGATCGACCGCAATCCTGGAGCGACTGCGACGTTCCAGGCGCACGGTACGCCGGCGATCCGTTCCTACGCTCAGCTTGCGTGGGGTCTACTCGCCGCCGGTAACGCGGCGCTTGAGGTGAACACGGGCGGCGTCCCGAAGGTGGCGCTCAAGTCGCAGCGGAAACTAACGCCGCAACAGGCGGAAGGGATCCAGACTCAGTGGCAGGCGCGGACGGCGCAACGGTCAGGTGCCCCGCCGGTCCTGCCGCCTGAGCTCGACTTCGAGCAGTTGTCGTTCAACCCGAAGGATCTGGCGCTGCTGGAGAACCAGGATTTCAACGCGCTCGCGCTCGCCACGGCGTACGGCATCCCGGCCGTCCTGATCAACATGACGGTCGGCGGCGGACGGGGTAACTCGGCCCTCACCTATCAAAACCCGGCGATGGTCGGGGAACAGTGGTGGAGGTACGAGCTTCGCCCGACCGCGAAGCGGATTGCGGACGCGTTCACTTCGCAGGCTCTCCCGTCAGGACAGTGGGTGTGGTTCGACGCTGAGGACACATACCAGCCGTTCCATGTGGAGACGGGCGTTGCGACGGGCCCGTTCGCGACTGTCGAGGACGACCCGCAGGCCGCTGCAGCGTCGCAGGACTACACGCAAACGCCGGACGCGCCGCCGACAGCTGGCGCTTCGCCGGCACAACAGAACGGCCAGACGCCGCGTCTGGTCGGGTTAGGGAGGAACTGATGAGCGAAGTGCTGGAGGAGGCCAAGGTCGGGCGTGACATCCTCGTCCGCACCTTCGCCGTCCAGGCCCAGGCAGGAGACGGACGCACCATCAACGTGCGCGTCGTCCCGTTCAACGAAGTCGCAGAAGTCGCAGACCCACCCGACTTCAAGCCGTACAAGGAGCAGTTCATGCCTGGCGCGTTTGCACGCAACGTGCCGCACGCGCATCGGATCAGGCTCCGTTCCGACCACGCTGCGCTCGACGAGAACGGTGGCCGCAAGTCGGGTACGTCGGGGATCGTCGGGACAGGCAAGTCGCTGACCGAGACGGAAGGCGGCTATGAGGGCGAGTTCCAGTTCCTCGACACGCCGGACGCCATGACGGCCCGCGAACTCGTCCTAAATGGTGGCTACGACGGTGTGTCTGCCGAGTTTCTGCCGCTCAAATCGATGCGCACCTCGGATGGTGTCGTGCAACGACAGGTCGCGCACCTAGACAGCGTCGCTCTCGCCACCGGACCCGCCTACTCGCAGGCGTCGATCCTGTCGCTGCGCGAGGAGCAGATCGTCGATGAGTCGATGATGCCGCCTCCGCCGAACGTGGAACTGCTCGAACGGTGCGCCGAACTCGGCATCGACCTCCCCGAAGGCATGGCGATCCTCCTCACACGCGCCTACACGGAGCAGCCGTGGGACGGTTCCGCGTCACGTTGGGACACTCCGGAGGCGTACTGCGCTGCCGCGGCGATCGACCTCAACACGCCTGGCGGTCCGAAGACGAAGGATCGCTGCCATCTCCCGTTCAAGGAGCCGGGGTCCGGCGCGATCAACGTTGGTGGTGTCCGCGCTGCTCTTTCGCGGATCGGTCAGGGCTTCCCGCAGGACGCGACACAGCCGCAGCGGGACGCGGCCAGGGTGCGCCTCGAGAAGATCCTCGCCGCCTTCAACTCGACTAGTTCATCCACTTGACCGTCGTTTTCAACGTCAGCGGCAACGACCCGTTCCCGCAGATTCTCACCAAGCTCGATCAGCTACTCAAGGAGGTTCACAAGATGGCACTAGACCAGGCCACGTTCGACATGGAACTCGCGGATCTAGTCACGGCGATCAATGCTCTGATCGCAGCAGTGGACGCGATTCCGCCGGCCGACCTGACCGCAGAAGGGCAGACCGTCAGTGACGCTGCTGCAGCGGTCAAGGCGGAACTCGACAAGATCGCGCCGCCGCCGGCGCCGTAGAACGACCGAAGAAGGTTTCTAAGCTCTTGAAACGCTCACCGCAAAGGGCGCACCTCGAACTGAACAGGCACCCCGGCACAGACCGGCACCCCTGGCTCGACACCCGCCAGCGGAACCAGTCCATGTCAATCAGTACGGAGGTGTAACCGATGGCCGCATCGACTACGCAGGCGGAGAAGCGCCTGGCGATGCTGCTCGACGAGCGCGAAGTCGTCACCGACAAGTGGGAGGCGCTGAACGC